CAGGTGTTTAATTGGGAGGGGGATTTTAAATGTCGAAAAAATCGAAAAAGAAAAAAAAGAAAACTCCAAAGATTATTCAGAAAAAAATTACAAAGAAAAGAAAGTAGCAAAGAAAAGAAAAGTATAATATATAATATATAATATATATATAAAAAAAAGAAAGAAAATATAATACTTCGTATTATATTAAAGAAAGAAAAAAAAAGGGTTTCCCATTTTTTGATTTTAACTGGATTTAATATTTTGATTTTTAATTAGGCCTATAATCTGAGTCTGTGTAAGGCCACCAAATTTTAACTTGACAAGGATTATTGGATGTCCTACTGTATTTCATGCTTGCGGCAAAAGGAGTTTTAATAAGAAATATGTCAGAGAAAAGTCATATTTTTATAACCAATTCCATATCCAGTATTAATGTTAATAATTCAAAAATTAAACCTAAAAAGGAGAATTTATTAGGGGAAAGATATTTTGTTTACCCAGTAATTATGATAAAAGAAGGAGCATATTATCCTTCTATTGAAAACGCTAGTGATAAATATGCATTATATTTTCCTGGAGCAGAATTAAAAAAAAGCTTGAATAGTTGGCGCGGACGTCCTGCTGCGTTAAATCATCCTACCGATAGTGAATCCTTTAATAGCCCTCAAATCTTTGACAATCAATGGATTGGTTTTGTTTTTAATGTACGTTATGATACCCCAGGTAAGAAATTAATTTCTGACTTGTGGTTGCATGAGCAACGAGGTGAAAAAATAGTTAAAGAATTAGATTCCGGGAAAAACATAGATGTTAGCATAGGAGCATACGGAGATATCGTAAATAATACTGGAGAAATAAATGGTGTTAAATATGAAAATGCGATGGTAAATATTATAGGTGATCATTTAGCAATATTACCAGATAATATTGGGGCATGTAATTGGGAAGATGGATGTGGAATCAGAACAAATAATGAACGAGATGGTGATATTATGAATGATGAAATTGTTTGCATAAATGGTTCTTGTCATTGTACATTAAACAATGAGCCTGTTTTAATATTAGCAGAATCAGTATTAGCAATTTGGGATGAAACAGAGAATCAAATTAGATTTAGATTACGGGATCCAGATGATTTTAGACCTGATACCTTTAGAACTAAAAAATTAAGTGGAGTTAAAGGTATTTCAATCGTTATTGGCAGATTAAAAGCTTCAAAAGTTCCTAAAGGGCATGATCCTGAATCAGCGGTAGTACAAAGTTATAGATTTGAAAAAAAGACAGAAGATAACCCTGGGGGGTGGACAATGAGTGAAGCTAAAGAATGGATTAAAGAAAATGTCGATGTTAATGCTGAATTAGTTGATAATATTTTAGGGACTTCAAGAACACCTAGTTATACTGGGAAAGAAAGTATAGATTGGGGTGAGGTAAAAAAAGAAATCGGAGATTACGTTAATGGATATTTTAAAGCTACTGGCAAATCAAAGCCTGAAGATTTTCCTGGTCGTGTTCAAGATTTTCCTCAAGCTGTTAAAAGTTGGATTGCGTCGAAGTCATTACTTGGCGATCCAAAATCTGATATGGCTGAGGACTTATTATTCTTCCCGGTCGTTAACCCGAACACGAATAAATTAAATGAATTTGCGTTAAAAGCAGTTATTTCTGGGAGGGGCGCGCAAGCTGATATCCCAGAAGCAGCCAAAACATCGGCTCAAAATAAAGCAAGAGATCTATTAGAAAAGGAGTTTGGTATGGGAGAGCGAGAGACTAAGCAGATTGCAAAAAATGAAAGTGCTGTTGAAAATATTGAAAGTAATACCATTACTAATAAAAAATCGCAAGTAACTTTGGAAGAATATCTTAATAATGCTCCAGATGATATCAAAGGAGCGCTTGTTGATGCAGTTAGGGAACGAAATCTACAGCGTGATAAATTGATTAATTTTATTTCAGCGTATGATGAAGTTAAATTTTCAGATGGATTTTTAGCTTCTTCTGATACCAATGTTCTAAAAGGTATTGCTTGTTTGATAGATAAAATTCAAAACGCAAATGAAACAAGAGTTAATGCTGAAAACAATGTAGATTTTAGTTTAAAAGGTTATAATCAGGAACAGATTAATAAAACTAGAAAATATGTTCCTATTACACCAATTAGTTGGGCATAAGGAGATTTTATATGGCAATTTATAATACAATTAAACTTCATGTTTCTTCTGAAGCTAAAATTTTAGAGATGAAAGGCTCTGGTGTTATTACTCCTGGAGATTTACTAGAACATGATACAGGCCCTGTTATTAAATCACATTATAATGAAGGTGGTACTGCTGCTCCTCTTTTTGCTATTGAAAATACTTTTGAAGGCAAAGGTATTGGAGATGACTATGCAGATGGAGAAACAATACATTATGTTCATTGTTTAAGAGGAGATGTTGTTTGGGCTTGGTTAACTACAACGCAAACTGTTGCGTATGGTTATTATTTAACATCTTCTGCAGTTAATGGTAAGCTAAAAATAGCTGGTGCTACTGATTATGTTGTTGGTTATGCGATGGAAGATGTTACAACTGTTGCTGAACCTGCAAGGATTAAAATTGCGGTGTTGTAATTTGTTTAATGGGGGTTCTTATGGCTAGTAATAATACTATTAGATTGCATCTTTCTCGTGATTCTAAAATTCTAGAGGATAAAAATGCAGCAGGTGGTAATATTACCCCTGGAGAAATATTGCAATTAGATGAAGCTGGAGGTTTTGAATTTCCTAGCCTTTCAACTGCCAGAATATCTCCGATTTTTGCCATTGAAAATATTTGGCAAGGCAAAGACATTGATGGCACTTACGCAGTGACTGATAAAGTACATGCAGTTCATTGTGTAAAAGGTGATATGGTATGGGCGTGGTTAACCACAGCACAAACCGTTTTGATTGGATACGCTTTGGCAGCTACTGGTGCAAATGGTTATTTAAAATCTGCAGTTGTTGGAGTTGATTTCACAGTTGCTATAGCGGCAGAATATGTGGCAACTATTGGTGAACCTGCAAGAATTAAAGTTATTATTGTATAGAGGTTCTTATGGCTAATACAAGCAATAATACAATCAGAATTGATGTCTCACCAGGTGCTAAAATTTTAGATTATAAAGGTTCTGGTATTATCCGTCCTGGAGCGATGTTAATATTAAATCCTGCTAATGAAGTTACATGTGCTTCTGTATCGGATGTCAGAATATCACCTTTATTTGCAATCGAGAATATCTGGCAAGGTAAAGGGATCGATGATTATTATGCTGACGATGATACAGTATATTTGGTGCATTGTATAAAAGGAGATATAGTGTGGGCATGGTTAGATGTAGTTAAAACTATTGGATTTGCTGAAGCTGTATCGATATCTGTAGGAAGCGATGGTTATTTTAAATTTGCTGAGGCAGGTGATTTTCGTATGGGGATATCTTTGGATGATGTCACAACAACAGCTGAGCCTAAAAGATTTAGGCTTGCTATAATGTAAAGGTTATTTATTATGGGTATAGATGATCAAATTCAAATACATACTTCATCTGCTTCTAAACATTTAGAAGGAAAAGTAGCTAGTGGGGTTACAATATCACCAGGTATGGTAGTAAAAAGGAATACTGCTGGGAGATGGAGACCTCATAATGTTCTTGGAGGAGCATGCTCACCTATATTTGCTGTAGCTGATATTTGGTATGGGAAAGGTATTGAAGATACGTATGCTGCCGGGGAGAAAATTTATCTTATTTATGCTAGTGGTGGTGATGTTATTTGGGCGTGGTTAGCTGCGTCTCAATCAATTGTAATAGGTGATTTTTTAACTAGTAATGCAGATGGAAGATTGAAAAAGATTGGGCCAACACCAGTGTCTGGCTGTATAATTGGTGGTGCATTAGAAGCTATAACTACTGTAGCTTCTCCTGCTAGAATAAGGGTAGAGATTTTTAAATAAAATAAAGGGAGATAAAATGGATACTAACACGAAAACTGAACTTATCACAAACGGTACACCGTCTGGTCCCGTTTCTGAAGCTCTGATGAATGTGTATGATGGTATTTCTTTTAGTATGCAAAATTTCAGATCGTTAGCTAGTTTGCCAGAACGGGCATGGAAGTATTTTGATGATGTATTAATTGCAGTTGCTAAGCGAGAATTAGTTGGGATTGCTGATCTTGCTAAACGCGCTGAAACTAACGTAACATTTGATGGAATGACTGCGAGTGTGTATACACGTGATCGTATTTCCGAAATGGCAGATGCTAATATTGCTATGACTCCTGATACTAGAGGAGAAGCAGGAACATTAGCGTTTGATTCCATCGGAGTTCCGTTGGCAGTCACGTATAAAGATTTTTTAGTGAATACTAAGCAAATCGCGATGGCTGAGAGAGTAGGATTACCGCTTAGAACTCAGTTAGTGGCTGAAGCTACTCGTGCGGTTTCTAGAACACTTGAGGAACTTTTGTTCAATGGTGAGTATGTTGCTGCTGGATCTACCATTTATGGGTACACGAAATTCCCTAGCAGGAAGACATATACTATTCCTGAATCATGGACTGCGGCTACTTGTTACCCGAATGAGATTATGCGAGATGTGAATGAAATGGTTACCAAGGCTTTCCAAGCTAATCATTTCGGACCATATGTTTTGTATATTCCGTGGGAATATCAAGTTAGATTGAATTTGGATTATACTACTGGTGATGCATCAGCATACCCGGTAAATGGAACTATTAGAGATCGACTTTTACAGATCGCTGGCTTAGAAGATATTAGAGTTTCTAAGAATTTGGCTATTGATAATGTTATCCTCGCTGAAATGAGTTCAAGCACTGTCCAGCTTATTACTGGGATGCCGATGACAGTTGCTGATTGGGAACCGGCTGGGTCGCCGAATTGGCAACATTTATTTAAGGTGTTCACGATTTCTGTGCCGTTTTTAATGGCTGATTATGATGGGAATTGTGGGATTGTTCATGGTAGTGTTTAATTAGAGTGGACATAATTAAATTATGCCTGATGATCGAGATATTTCTGTTTTACTTGTAAGAGAGATAATTAATACTAATTTGACTGATGGCCAGGTAGAGGGGGCTATATCTACTGCTATTGTATTAACAGAGAATAGATTACAGAATACTTCGATTGATAGAAAGTTAATGATAGAAATACAACGGTGGTTAGCAGCTCATTTTTGTTCGCTTACAGATCCTAGTACTAGAGTAGAAACTGAAAAAATAAGTGAAGCTTCAGTAAGTTATTCATCTATAGATAATGCAAATAATGATGGAATTATGTCTACCAGATGGGGAAGAACTGCGGCCTCATTAGATCCAACTGGGGCATTAACTAAATTATATGGCCATAGTCCTAGATTATATGCGCTATGAGTTGGTTTGGGAATTTACTCAAAGAACCTGCTTTATATTGGGAACCTCCTATTCGGGATGGGTTAGGAGGCTATTCTTGGGGTATCCCAGTAGAATTTCTTACTAGATGGGAACATAGACAAACAGAAACAACTGATGAAACTGGGAAAAATATTATTGCAGATACTGTTGTATGGGCGACGTTACCTTTTTTTATTGGGGGATATGTTATGCAAGGTACATGGAAAGAAATTAAATATCCTAAAATTCCTCCAATTAAAGAAGATGAATTTGGTGATTCTTCTATTATCCCTGGGGAATATCGCGCAAGAAGATGGGCAAAAAAAGTAGTTAATGTTATTTTTTCAGTCTCTATGATTGATTCTAATGTTTTATATAATCAATTATTATTAAAATAATGGCAACAGTGATTGGACAACATAAGATAAGAATAAAATTAAATAAAATAACGTCAAAAGATTTACCAAAAGCATATTCTAGTGCGATGACAGCTATAACTTTGATGGTAAAAGGAGAATCGCAGAAGAGAACTCCAGTAGATACTGGGTATTTAAAAAGTTCTGCGTATTCCAATATTATTGGAGTTAATAAGTTAGGAGTTAAAGGTATTGTTGGTTATATAGCTAAATATGCTATATATGTACATGAACATACATGGAAGAAGCATGTAGTTGGGGAAGCTAAATTTCTGGAGAATGCAGTAAAAATTGTATCTAAAAAAGTAAATGATATATTTGCTCATTATATCAAACATGCAGGACTTAAGTGAAATCTGTAGCGACCGATGTAGCAATAATTCTGGATTTAGCTAAAATTGGCACTTTAGGTAAAGATCTATTTGTTGGAAGAGATTTACCAGAAGATCCAGATAATGTTATTATAATAGTAGATACAGGCACGTACGATACTGATAGTCCTAATTTATATTATACTTCTCCTACATTTCAGGTAATAGTTAGAACACAACATGGAGCTTATCAAAATTGTTATGAAAAAATTTATCAAATAAGAAATTGGTTTCATGGGCATTCTTATGTAACTGGGGATGCGACTAAATATATATATTTTTTTACAGTATCTGGACCTGTTGATATAGGTTATGATGAAAGTGATAGACCTAGGTTTTCTGTTAATTTTAGAACATTAAGAACATTCAAAAAAGCATTATTACGGAAACTTTTAGCAAATCAAAAGGTAGAATCTGTACCTACTTTAACAACATTAAAGGATTTAAAAGAGGAACCTGTAAATAATATAACTTCTGGAGTTGGAGAATTAGAAACTGCTAAATTTATTTTAAATATGGCAGGAAATTCTAGGAATATAACTTCTGTGTATGGTAGATTGGAGACTGCTAAATTTATTTTAAATATGTCTGGGAGTTCTGATAATATAACTTCTGGATATGGGGCGTTAGAAACTGCTGAGTTTATTTTTGATATAGTTGGTAGTTCTAATAGTTTGACTAAAGCTAATGGGGTATTAGGAGAGGGTTAGTTTTAGTGAATCATTTACTCCATAATGGAGGAAAAGGAGTATAATATGAGTGATGCAATTGCTGGAAAATATGCTGTGCTTGAAAAAGCTACTGAAACGCCTCCAACACCTCCAGTAACATGGACTGTTGTTGAGGAAGTTTTTTCTATTGGTGATTTAACACAAAGATTTTCAGTTTATGATGTTACTAGTCATGGGCCTAGTTCTTATAGAGAAATTTTGCCAGGTTTGTATGATTTGATCGAAGTAACTTTGGAAATGAATTATCTTTGGGAGCAATATGAAGATTTTAAAGGATATGCGGATAGTAGAGTCCCCGCTTGGTGGAGATTAAAATATCAAGATGATAGTACTCATACATTTCAAGCTTATGTAACAGAATGTTCTCCTAAAACACCATTAGATGATAGAATTACTTATTCGGTAATTTTAACAATTGATGGTTCTATTACTTTTGCAGCTCCATAAATTAAAGTTTGGTGATTTGGAGGATAATTATGGGATTTAGAGAATTTTACAATGAAGATAATGATAAGCAAATAAATTTTACTGATGCTTTTTCTACACAATTTTATTTGACAAATAATATAAGACATATTTTTAGAAAACTTGAAGCAGCTAAACTAAAAACTGATGATGACATTAAAAGAGAAGGAGTTATATGGCTGGTAAATGGTGTTATTGGTATTTCATATTGTGTTGTTGAGGATTCTACTGGTGAAGTTATTAAATCTGCAGAAGTTTGTTTCAGGTTTTTAAGCCAAGATGTTATTTGTCAAAAAATCACAATTCAAAAGCCACGTGTGACTTTAAGTGCAAATATTCTTGTAGCGAAAGCTAATATAGATGTCTTTTTGGAGAATAATTGTTTAATGTGGGAAGGGAAAGCATGTTATATACTTTTTGATAGGTACCCTAGACTTCATGAAGTGCGTAAAAATTTAGATGAAATTATAACTAAGTGGCAATGTGTGAAAGGAAGTGGTAAAATTATTTGTACTGATAAAAAAGAAGAAGTAGTAGAATAATAATATTATAATGGTAAAATTATGTGGTTTGATCATATTAATATAAGTTAATAAAACGAGGTTAATATATATGGGATTTTTATCAAAACATGATATAATAGAAGTAAAAGATACTTATTATGAAAAAATTCAAGTCCCAGAATGGGGTGGAGAAGTTTATATTTATATGTTAACTGCGGGTGAAAGATTGAATTTTGAAAATATGGTAAGTAGATCTAAACTTGGCAGTAATAATACATTTGATGCAAGTGTAATTTTGAATTTGATAGCATTATGTTTACGTGATGAAGCAGGTGATATATTATTTTCTGGAGATGAAGTAAAAGAGCTTGGTAAAAAGAATGGAAAAGTTATTAAGAAATTAGCTGAAAAATGTATGCAGATTAATGCATTAGGTGATGATACATTATTAGAAGCAAAAAAAAATTAATTAATAATTACACAAAAAGATTTCTATATAGGTTAGCTTTAAAATTAGGAAAAACTGTGAATGAACTATGTGAAAAACTTAGTTCAGCTGAATTAACTGAATGGTTAGCTTTTTATGAATTAGAACCATGGGGAAATCCAATTGAGAGTAAAAGGCATGCGATAATAGGTTCAACTATTGCTAATGTAGGATTGATGATATCTAATCCTAAACAATTAAGATTTCGGCCATTTGTTCCAGATCAGTTTGAGTTAAAAATTGAATCTAATAGAGGTAAATACTTTAAAGATCAAACTTGGGAGGAGCAAAAGCGGATTATGGCGATTGTGGCACAAAAGGCTAACAAATGGCATTAAATGTTGGAGAGTTAGTCGCAAAATTTGCGTTAGATGCGAGTAGTTTTACAGCGGCTGTCCAGCAAGTAGAACAGCAAACTAAATCTGTATCTTCTACTGTTAGTAGATTAGGTTCTAGAATAGAAGCAGCTATGGCGGCAGGCCTAGCTGCTTTTTCTATTGATAGGGTAGTTGCATTTGGAAAATCTATAGTTGCAACTGCTACTAATCTAGAACGTTTAGATAGAATGCTTCGATTTTCCACTGGTTCTACAAGAGCGGCGCAAGAAGCATTTAGTTTTATACAGGCGACTTCGGAAAGATTAGGTATTTCATTACAAGTTGCTGCAGAAGAATACGCTGGATTAGCTGCCGCAGCTAGAAATACTACATTAGAAGGTGAAGGTGTAAAAGAGATATTTTTAGCTTTATCTGAAGCATCTGCTGTTATGGGCTTCGATATGGAGACGATGTCTAGAGTATTTTTGGCAGTACGTCAGATGATGAGTAAAGGAGTTATTGCGTCACAGGAATTAAAACTACAATTAGGAGAAAAATTACCTGGTGCTATACAGATGTTGAGTCGAGCATTAGGGATTAGTACTACAGAATTAAACAAAATGATGGAGCAGGGGATGTTAATGGCAGAAGATGTTTTGCCACGTATGGCATCTGAAATGCGTCATACATTTGCTCCTGAATTAGAAAATTTAGCTAATTCAACAACTAGTGCTGTAGCAAGGATGTCATCAGCTTGGTTTGAATTACAGAAAACTGTCATAGAAGGATTTGTAGGTAGAGCTACTACTGCTTTACTTGCATTTGGAACTAAATTTTTAAAATTTGTGGATGAATTTATAAAAGCTCCTTCTGTTGATTTATTTGAGGGATTTGTCACATTACCTATGCCTGTAAAAGAATCTACTGAAGCTATTACTGAATTTGCTGGAGCTGTAGAAAGTGCATCTAAAAAAACAGATATGATGCAAAATAGATTAAAAGGGATGATAACTGAATTTAGGACAAGATTTAGAGATTTAAGAGCAGCATTAGAAGTTACAATAGGGAAAGTAGGTCTTTCTAAATGGGAAGCGCATATTTTAGATATAGAAGCTACTCTTAATAAGCAATTAACTACTTTGAGTGATTATTATAATATGCGGTTAAAGATAATTGAGAAAGGTAGTGAAGCAGAATTAGCTCTAACTAAAGAATATAATGATTTAAGAGCATTAGCTGAAAATGCTGCGCAAGTACAAATTGATCAAATTAGAAGAGAAGCAGCAGAAGAACAAGGTTTATTATTAAAACAAACAAATGAAGAAAATTTAAGGGCGCAACAAGAAGCTTTTGATCAACAATTTTCTGGATTTGTTGCATTTGCTACTGCTGAATTAGATAATTTTGTTGGAGTATTAGCTAAGTTTGCTATGGGAGCTAAAGTTAGTTTTAAAGAATTAATGCTTTCAATGGTAGAAGATTTAACTAAGCTTGTTTTGAAAATGGCTATAGTGATACCATTAATTGAACAGCTTAAAAGTGCAATTTCTGGGATTCCTGGAGGAGGCGGTGGACTTTTAGGTGGAATTATAGGCTCTTTGGGGAAAGCATTTAGATTCGCACAAGGAGGGATTATAAAAGAACCGATTGTAGGATTTGGTTTGAAATCAGGTAAATCATATTCATTAGGGGAAAAAGGCCCTGAAATTGTGACTCCATTACAAGATACTGTTAAAGAACCTAGAATAGTTTATCCTAAAGAAACTAAAAATTTTGATCTAGAAAAAACAAAAAGTAATCATGAAATTTCTGAAGGTAGAACCTCTCTTGGAGCAACAAATAATATAAATATTAGTATTAGTGCAGTTGATAGTATGAGTCTTACTGAATTATTACGAAGAAATCCACAGGCTATAACAGCTCCAATTATTGAAGCATTACTTTCAGGAGATCGTGGATTGATGGCGTCTATGAGGGGAGTTTTAGCTTAAATGAGTTTATTTGAGGTATATCCTGATATAATCTCTGAAGTTCCGGGGACTATTCCATTTGAATTTGGGGTGGAACAACGATCTCTTGTTACCCATTTTGAAAATGGATCTGAACAAAGACGATTGATAGATATTTCTCCTAGACGAAATGTAAAATTATATTACACAGCGATTACGCAAGCGCAAGCGCAAACATTACATACATTTTATCGAGGAACATATGGGACCCTTGAATCTTTTTATTTCGTGTTCCCGCAAGAGAAAACTATTGTGGATGAATTAGCTGGTAGATGTACTTATATAGGACAAAGTCAACTTAAAGTTCCATCTAGATATGCTACTTATCATGGGTTAAAAAGAAATGGAGTAGTTACTACAAATTATACTTTTTATTCATACCCATATTCAGGTCCTACTGATTTAGTTAGTTTGAATTTTGCAGCTAATATTGGGGATGTATTCCATTGGACATTTGTAGGAAGATTAATAATACGTGCTAGATTTGCTGAAGGTGCGTTAACATTTTCTGATATCAAAAATTTTACTTCATCATTAACTGTAGATTTGGTTTCTGTCCAAAATACTCTTGAATAGAATAAAAAATTAGTCTTAATAATATTATTATACAATAGGAGAATATTATGAATAATAAAAATATTCTATATAACTTACATAACCCTTCTGATTGCCCATTTCTTGGGGTTGAAGGGGTTTGTATAAACTTTAAAGATACTGGGTATTATAAATGTAAATTTCATGGGATGTATAAATGTCTATTAGATAACCCAATTCTTGGAAATAATTTAACAAAAAAACAAAAGTCTTTTTTAGAGGCTAATTTTACTGGGTCTAGTAGAGGAAAACTCACTCTTAAAAAAGTATAATTAAGATGCGGCAGATAGATCAAGACTTATTAGATAAATTAAAATCTGAATCTTACAGATTAGCTATATTAATCCATTTTGATTTCACAACATCTATTTTTATAACAGATTGTACTCAAGATGTTGTTTTTGATGGGCATGTTTATAATAGTCGAGGATTTAATATTGATAATATAACTTATTCCACTTCAACCATAATTGATTCTGTTAATTTAAATATAGATGATATTGATAGAACAATATATGCTGCTTTATCAAATAAAGGAACTAGTTTAATAACAGTTAATATATATTTATGTGCATTAGATGGATTTGGAATTATAGTTCCGGATGCAGATACAAATATTTATAGAGGAATAATAAATTCGTGGTCATATTCGCCAGGGGTAGTAAGAATTCAAGTAACGTCTATTTTAGCACAATGGGGAAGAGTTAGTACTTCTAGATATTCTGCTAGTTGTCGATGGCATATATTTGGAGGTTCTGAATGTAAATATACTCCGCTTCCTGAAGAAGAATGTGATAGAACTTATAAAACATGCTCTGATTATGGAAACACTGATAATTTTGGTGGGTTTAGGTGGTTACCAGATTTAGTTAATAAAACATTAAAGGCAGAAGAAAAATAGTTTAAGTAAAATGCTTTTACATAGTGAGATTATAGGAAAACTTATTAATAAAAAATATGAATTAGGAGAGAATGATTGTTTATCTTTAATTAAAGGTTATGTCGAATGTAGATATTCAATCCAGTTACCATTTTCATATAAAGGGTATGATTTTTCAAATTATAAAGAGTTATATTTAAAAGATAAAGAAAAAGCATTGATAATTCTGGAAGAATATTTAGATAAAAATTTTGAGATTAACTTTGGTAATTTTTTCGATGTAGGGGATATTTTATGGACTAAATATAAATTTGAAGTTGAGACACATAATATATGCACAATAGGAATTTGTAGTGGTAATGGGCTGATGTTATCAGCTTTCCCCAAAATTGGGAGTATATTAGTTCCTTTATCAGATTATAAAGTAGAAAAGGTCTATAAATGGGTGGGACTACAAGAAGAGTAGTTGGAGGATTATTACCAGTTGTAGCAGCGCTTGGGGTTATGACGTTTGGAGTTGGAGGAATTTTAGCTGCTGCTATTATTGGTGGTTCTGCTTTAGTAGGAGGCCTTGTAGCCGGTTCTGATATATCTATAACTGATTTAAATAAACAAGAGCAATCCACTAGATTTAATACTATTGATACACAAAGGACTATTAGTGTCATTTATGGGAAAAGGTTAGTTGGGAGTAATGATATTTTTTTTGAAATGTCAGATATTGAAGAAGAAGAACATTATTTATGGTTGGTTAGTTGTTTAGCTGAAGGAGAATGTGATTCTATAAATCAAATAGAATATGGAGATCCACCTGAATTAGTAGATGAAATTTATGTAAATGGTAAATTAATATCAGAATATGATCCAGAAGATATAATTTATTATTTTCATAATGGGACTAACAACCAAGTAGTTGATTCTCATATTCATGAGGCAATATCTAAATATACTGATCCTTTAATAAATACTGTGTATTTGGTTTATAAAATAAATACAAATAAATTCCCCGGAGTAGTTCCTAGAAGAGAAGTAGTTTTAAAAGGACTGAAAATATATGATGTTCGAACAGAAACTACTATATGGTCCCGGAATCCAGCTATTATTTTATATGATTACTTAACAAATTCTAGATATGGCTTAAATTGGGATGCGGCTAATTTAGATATTAATTCCTGGATAGCAGCTGCTAATTATTGTGACTCAAGAGGATGGAAAATTGATTATGAAATAGGTGCTCAAGTTAAATCTCAAACAGTAATTGAAAATATCTTAGGCCATTTTAGAGGAACTTTATCTTATTATGGAGGGAAATTTTATCTTTATGTTTCTGATTTGGGATATGAACCAGAAGTTTTTACTATAAAGGATGAACATATTGCTAGAGATGAAAGTGGTAAAGCATTAGTTTCTGTTTCAGAACCAAGTAGATATAGTCTACCTGAAGGAGCAGTTATAAAATATGTAAATGCTGAACATGGAAGATGGACATATGATGATATCCCAATAGGAGAAAAATATGGCCAAATTTTGCCTCTAGAATTTCCTGCGTTTACAGATAGAGGATTAGCTCTGAATATGGGGGCATATATTTTAGAAAGAGCAAGATTAAATAAGTCATTTTCTGTGACATTAAGGCCAGATACAGTAGTTCTAGATATAAATGATGTAATAAGATTTACATGTTCTGAATTATTAGTGAGTAATATTTTAACTAGAGTTAAATCTAGTACAATGATGCAAAATGGGTTGGTACAAATTAATTTAGTAGAAGAAAGTCCAACCTTATATGATTATTCATACCAAGATACTTCTATCTCGTATGTTGTTGATGTAGATAATTTTTATTCAACACCGCCTCCAGTATCTAATATAGAATTTGAAGAAAGTACATATACATATAGAGAACGCTCTTACGTTAGATTACTTATTAAATGGTCCCCGCCATATACGGAGGGGAGTTATGTTGCTTCGTCAGGGGATATTTCTAGTGGGCCTGAAGATAATCAATTTACATTAACATCTGAATTAGATTTTACTAATATTGTTATAAATTCAAAAGTTAAAGTATCTCTTCCAGGATATCAAACTTATCGTGTAATTGCGAAACAAGAAGTTTCTCCTGGGATTTGGGTTCTTACTGTGGATAGAGATTGTACTGGTCACCCACTTCAATCGTTTGAATATAACCTTCCTAGTTATTTTAGTTGGTATGATTATTCAGAAGTATCTGTGTCTGAATCAGTAGAAGGACCATACACTATAATAGGATTTGGGGATATACGATTTCAGATGGATCCTGCTGAAGAAGGGACTACTTATTATTTTAAAATTGTGGCGGTATCTTACCAACGATTATTTTCAACTCCAATATATACTTCGTATGAAGTAACTGGGCTTTCAGAATCTCATCCTCAATCTCCTAAAGATTTAACTGTTTCAGAATCTGAAGGGACTGTATACGCATATACAAATGATATATATGATCCTATACTTCCAGATCTTTCCGGGTGGGAATTTAGAATGAGTCCTTTAGTAGATGTAGATTGGTGGGGGGCTCTTTATTTATCTTTAGAAAAAGAACCATCTGTAGTTTATACTAATATAATACCAGGAAGTCATAAAATTTGGCTAAATACTTTAGGAACAAATAACCTTTATGGAGAAACTCCAGTATGGCGGACGATTAATTTAATTGATCCACCGTTTGGGAGTATATTATATGATAGTGTAGAATTAGATTATAGTACTGGGGTACATGATAATACAGAATTAATAGAAGTTGGTGGAGAATATAGATTACAATGTGCTCACACTGGTGGGGTGTTGGAAGGGAGTTGGACTTCTGATGAAATAACTTTAGATCGTTTATGGCAAGATGCTGGTGGGAAATTATCATGTGTGGTTGGACTTACTCATTATTTAAGTGATTTTGGTGATTGGGAAAAAATTCAAGTAGGGGCAAAAATAAAAGTAGATTCTGATATTGTAAATGTTATAGATAAAAGTTTATACTCATTTTGGGTGATTA